GTTTCTTACTTAATGGTCCAATTGTATATTGCTGGAACATATCAACAATCTCGATCAGATCAGAATTCATTGACAACCACCTATTGATTAAGTATGGTGAAAATGATTTCTGATCTAATTCTGATAATGTATTCCAATCAACCTTTTTAAATGTAATATTAGCTAAATGATCGAATATAGTAGCTGTTTTCTTCATATTATAAATATAATAACTTTTTCTCGTAAGTCCTAATTACATTCCCATCATCGATGGATCAAGTTGGGGAGCTGGTTTATCTTCTTTTATATCGATCATAACACATTCGGTAGTTAACATTGTACCAGCAACAGATGCAGCTTTTTCTAGAGCTATTCTTGTTACCTTGACCGGATCAATAATTCCTGCCTCGATCATATTAACAACTTTTTCTGTCCTTGCACAATAACCATCTGTATATGGACCTGATCCATTTAATTTACTATAAATTACTTCTGCATTTAATCCTGCATTCTTCATAATAGTATTAAATGGTGCATGGCAAGCTTTAATTAGAATATCACCACCGATAGACTGATCTTCGTTTTCATAGGAAACATCTGTATCATCAAATCTACGTAAAGCAATACCACCACCTGGAATTATTCCTTCTTCCACAGCTGCCTTTGTTGCATTTAGAGCATCATCTACTCTATCTTTCTTCTCTTTCATTTCAACTTCTGATCCAGCACCAATTTTAATTACAGCCACACCACCTGATAATTTTGCAAGCCTTTCACGTAATTTTTCAGTTTCATAATCTGATACACTAGCTTCTATTTGATTTTTAATCGATTCTATACGTTCTTGTACATATTCAGCATCACCAAAACCATTTACGATAGTTGTAGTATCTTTATTGATAACTATCTTTTCTGCCGAACCTAATTGATCCAAAGTAGCTTTTTCTAATTTATGGCCTTTAGTTTCAGATATTACAAATGCACCTGTAATTGCTGCGATATCTTCTAATACTTCTTTTCGTTTTTCTCCAAATCCAGGAGCTTTAACTGCACATACTTTTAAACTACCTCTAACCTTATTGACTACTAATGTTGATAACGCTTCTCCATTGATATCATCTGCAATGATTAATAATTCACTTCCTTGTTGCGCTACTTGTTCTAATATTGGTAATAACTGTTTCATGTTAGAAACCTGACCGTCAACCATTAATATTTTCATATTAGATAACACGGCTTCCATTTTATTTGCATCTGTTACAAAATATGGAGATAGGTATCCTCTATCAAATTGCATACCTTCAACAACTTCCAATGTAGTTTCTGATGTCTTACCTTCTTCTACCGTAATAACGCCATCTTGCCCTACCTTTTCCATTGCACTTGCAATAATAGCACCAATAGAAGAATCGTTATTAGCTGATATTGTTCCTATCTGAGCTATTTCAGCATTATCCGTTACTGGATTAGATAAATCTTCTAAATATTCAGTAATTTTAGTAACTGTTTTATCAATACCTCGTTTCAACTCAATTGGATTAGCTCCATTTGCAATTTTCTTATAACCCTCGGTTAAAATAGCACGAGCTAATACCGTAGCAGTTGTAGTACCATCACCTGCCATATCATTTGTTTTTTGCGCTGCCTCTTTTACCATTTGCGCTCCTGCATTTTCAATCGCATCTTCCAATTCAATCTCTTTCGCTACAGAAACACCATCTTTAGTAATATGGGGTGCTCCAAACTTTTTATCGATTACAACTGTCCTACCACGAGGTCCTAATGTTGATTCAACTGCATCTGCTAATTGCTGTACGCCTGATAATAATGCTGTACGCGCTTCTTCATTAAATAATAACTTTTTTGCCATAACTATTTTTCTTGTTTGATTACTTTAAATTCTTCGTTTACAAATCCACAGTCGTCACATCTAAATGTTGGTACCGGCATGATTTGTTCTTTACCTGTTTGTGATACTAAAGCTGATACAACTTTGAATGCATGCACTTGTCTGAAATAATGACCTCCGCAATTTTCACATACAAGATCTTTCATTGTCGATGGGTCCATTGCTTGCCCTTTTGGTTTTCCGTCCATTCCTACTATTGACATAGTCTTCCTTTTATTTTAATTCGTTTAATAATTTGATCATTGTAGACATCATATGCAATTCTTTATCTACTGCAAATGCATCTTGATATTGAGATTCTGCTAATATAAGTATAACCGATGCCAAATGACCTTTAGCATAATTATCGATCTCATCAAATAAAAACTTATGTAATGATGTAAAATCTTGCACTTTACTGTTAGCAATAAGTTGTCTAATATTTTTGAAAGCATCTCCTTTTTTCTGATCGCTTTGTAATATTTCTAACAACTCGCTCATGTAATTAGCTTGTACTAAACTAGCATCATCTATAACCAATTTACCATCGACTACTTGCCGTTGGCATGAATTCAAAACTCGTCTAATATCCGGATAGCCAGCGTTAATAGTAGTAGCTATATCCTTTGTATCATATTGGACTTGCAACTCGTTTAAGATGGTCACTATACGTTTAGCAACCTCGGTTTTATTAGGTGGTGTAATACCAAATACTTGACATCTACTTTGAATAGGATCGATAATTTTCTCAACATAATTACATGTTAATATGAATCTAGTTGTTTTAGAAAATGTCTCCATTAGATTACGTAGCGCTGCTTGACCATTGGGAGTCATATAATCTGCTTCATCTAATATCACAATTTTCCATTGACGGAATCCTACTGTACTAGCATAATTCTTGATCTTGGTCCTGACCGTTTCAATATTATTCTCATCAGATGCATTAACATACATCACATCAGCATCAACATTATTTGCAATAATTTTAGCTAATGTCGTTTTACCAGTACCTGCTCCTCCATAAAATAATAAATGAGGAACATCTCCTGATTTCAAATATAATTTTACCTTTTCAATGATATGTTCATTACCGACATATCCATCTAATGTTCCGGGTCTAAACTTTTCAACCCATAATGTATTTTCTTGATTACCAAACATATTTTTTTATTTACCTGTTGAACCATAACCACCAGTGCCTCGTTCGGTTTCTGATAGCGTTTCTTTTTCTTGTAATTCTACCTCTGGATATGGCATTATTACCAATTGACCGACTCTATCTCCTTCTTGAAATCTTTTTAACGAAGCAAAATACGAATCCTTTTCAAATTTATATCTAAATGTTATTTCACCTCTATATCCAGAATCAACTACACCAACACAATTAGCTAAACGAAGATCTGTTTTAGATACAGATGATCTTGGAAATAACAATCCTACATGACCTTTTGGTATTTCAAAAGCTATACCGGTATGATATTCAATAAAGCTATGTTCCTTATTAATTGTATATGTTATTGCTGATATATCCATACCTGCGTCACCGTCTTTAGCATACGAAGGAGTAATTGCATTAGGTGATAATTTCTTGAATGATACTTTCATATTACGCTGTCTGTAATTGTACTAGATAATAAGTTGATGTATATGAATTAGATGTAAATGATGCACGAGCTAATCCCGCCGCAGATATTTCCAATGTACCAGATTCAGCATCTTTATTAGTCTGTAATATTTCTTTAAACAGATTAGATGAAAAACATACAGTACCTAAATCACTACATTCTTCTGCATTACAATCAAATTGAAATTTAATTCTATTTGTATTGATAGATGAATAATTGATTATAATGTCTAACTTACCATTTTTGCAAGCTACACCAAAATTCTCTGAATCTGGTAATGCATTTTTTGCTTTAATAAATTTAGATGTAAAATCTTTATCTATATTAATTTTAGCATTCCAATCTGGCAATTGTTTAAGTTCTGGAACTTGTCTAATAACTGATAGGTCAGCTAACATGAATTTCATATCAACATCCGTATCATCTATATCAATACTAACAGATTTTTTATCTATTGTATTAACCTTAACTGATAAATCATCGCCTACAGCTGATAACATTTTTGTTAATTGGGGAGTAGCATATACTCCTAATTCATTTGATCCTAAATCTATATTAGACTTAACAGTTCCGATGACATTTTGATCATCAGTGATAAAATCGGTTTCTACCGTTCCGTTATCTGATTTCCATTTTACAGAAGTTGTAGCTCCTGCTAAGTAATAACGATTTATAAAATTTACTAGTTCTGTTTTTTTCATATTAACCTACATTAAAATATTTAGATATTATTTGATTGTTTACTAAGTCTCTGGTACCTCCACCAAATTTGTCATATAATTGACTATTCTTTTCGTATATATACACTGCCTTATCCGGATCTTGAAACATTTCTTCCATGCTCATTAAGATGGAATAGAAGTCTCTTGGGATTACTGTTTTTAACAATTCGTTATGACATTTTACTACTTCTTCAACTTGCTTAACAGTTTCATTAAAAACAAACAAGTTATTCAATGTCATTTTCATTGTTACATCACCTTTATAATTTGATACATCGCCAAATGTAAATCCTTCTGATACTGGATGTCCTAATGGATTCGGAACTAAGTCATCTGCATTATAAGGCAAATCATCTCCTTTTGGAAAATACAAATCTGTAAATGTCATCTTACTCAATTGAGGTGAATGCAAATACGTTCCATATACTGGATATAGACCAGGTGAACTTGAATCTGTTGATACTTGTATCCTACCTCCATGATATTTGTTTAGCATCTTCTGAAAGAAACTTAGCATAAAGAAATCTGATATTTTAGATATTCCTAATACATGTACAAATTGATTACGAGCCTTTTCAAATTCTCTATTCTTTATCATTGGTGCTAAAGCCGACATGAACATACTTACTCGTTTCTGAGCTCCTCCGATACACCAACCATTAAATTCAAAATCTTTCATCTTTTGATACCATTGGTCATATTCCTCAACATTATTACCTTGAACAACATTTAAGAATTTACATTTACCAGTTTGATTATCTGCAAAGTATTTGAAATTATCATAACTAATATCCATGCATTCATAGAACTTACCATCATATTTTGCTCTAGGTGGAATATCTAGATTCACTCCTAAATCACAATTTGCTTCTAACCAATCAAAAATAGTTTTCTTAAAAGCTGGATCCCATTTTATAGCACCTGTTGCTAATTGAAATCCTCCAGAATCACCTAATACTAATACATCCTCATCAAGTCCATATCTATCTCTAGCATCCATCCATTTGTAATGATGGCCTGCCGTTATTAGAAAATATGGATGCCTCCATCTCTCAGGAAATTCTTTGTCATAAAATCTACAAGTCAATCCAGGCTTAACTTCTTTATTCTTTTTGAAGTCGCCGGCACATCCACCTGCAGATAATGACGGATAATAAATTAAATCTTTCATAATGCTAATTCCAATTGGTTATTTACTTTCTCTTGGTCGAGTAATGTCTGACAATATTCTTTTTCATGCCATACACATAATTCTTTATCATAATCATTTGCAATGATATATCCTTCCATTCGCCTTCCTAAATCTGATATGTCTACTATATCATTATGAATTTTAGGACTAGCTAGCGCCTTCTTAATAGTTGCTAATGCATCCCATACATCAAATGGCTTATACATTCTATCTGCGTCTACAAACTCTGGAAATGATCTAAAATTTGGATATACAATATCTGCTCCGAATGCAGTAGCTTCTATTACAGTCCATGATACATAATCTTGCA